AAACAACTTCATCAACAAGACCAACACCTACATCCACACAACAGAATTTAAGAGGTTTGAGTATTGGACCTGGTGGATTTAATATTAATGGTAGACCAGTTCAAACTACCCCAGCAAGACCTAGTGCTCCTGCTGCAACTGCTTCATCAAGACCTGCTGCTCCTGCAAGACCCGTTGTTGCTCCTACAAGACCCGCTGCAGCGCCAGCAAGACCTGTAGCACAAGCACCAGCAAGACCTGCAGCACAAGCACCTGCAAGACCTGTAGCAGCACCACAAACACAATCACAAAAACCAACAACTGCTCCTGCCGTCTCTCCTATTGAAAGAAGAACTCCAACTTCTGCTGAACTTAGACAAGCACAACAATTTAGAACAACAGGTGCAAACTTGACTGGTACTGGAGCACTTGCAACTCCTACTGCAGCACCTACGACAGCACCTGCAACAACTCCTGCTCCTGCTGCCACAGCAAGACCAAATCTTCAACAGTCCATCAGAAATCGTCGTCTGAATATGGATTTAGATCTTTTTGATATCGTAAAAGGTTATCTGATTGATGAAGGTTACGCTGAAACTGAACAAGCAGCAGCAGTTATCATGGCAAACATGAGTGAAGAGTGGAAAGAAAGCATTCTTGATGAAGGATTTAAAAAGATGAATCGCTCAAAGATTGAAAAGCAAGCAGAAAGACTTGGCGGCGATAGAGGAAATATTCTCCGTTATCTTGCCAACAGAATGGATACTCCTGAGGAAAGAAAATATTCCACATCAAAGGCAAGAAAAAATAGATCAGGATCTGGCGAATATAGACAGGCACAACATCTTAGAGCAAGAGATGATGCAAAGGCAGATTTTGAGAAATATGGTCTTCGCTGATTGAAAATATAAAAATTAACGAGGGTCTAACCAACCCTCTTTTTTTATAAATAACTAAAAAAGTAAGAAAGAAAAATGAAGTCTTTTAGTCAATTTTTACAAGAGTCATATTTGAATGAAGGTGTAGCGCCTGGTGAAAGAATAAGATCTCCAAAGGAACAGGCAGAATGGGATAAAATTGATCAGAGAGAGAAAGAACAAGCAGCAAGAAGAGCAAAAAGAAAACCATCTGGAGCAGCCGCTAGACCAGATCTTCAATTCAAATCAACAAAAGTTCAAAGTCCAACAACTTCAAAAAAACCACAACAACAAATGGGACTTCCAAAAGAAGGACCATCATCCCGTCTTCCTGGAAGAACATTAGAACCTGCAGGTGGAACTTCACCAAGACCTGCATTATCTGCTGCAGGGCAAACTGCAAAAGGAGATAAATTGGTAAAAGCATCCCCCGCAACACCATCAACAAGACCAACATCAACTTCATCGATTGATAAACCTCAACAAACAGTTAAGGTTGTTGATTTGGATAGTCAAAGACGAAGAGATGCAAAATCGAAACTAAGAAGTGCAGCTGCTGGAACTGGTCCAAGTGGAAAACCAATTATTACTCCTCCGCCAAAAGTACAGCAACCATCTTCTTCTGCTACACCTTCTCAAGGAAAACCACCAACAGGTCCAAAACCAACTGGAAAATGGGCAAAAATAGGAAAATTTGCTGGCCCTGCATCTGCTGCATTAGATACTGCACTATCTACTGCTGATGAAAGATCGAAAGGATCTGGATGGGCAAGATCACTCGCTAAAGGTGCTACAGTTGCCGCTGGAGGACTTGCTGGAGGCGCTCTAGGTGCTCTAGGAGGTGGTGGTATTGGTAGTGCTGCTCTTGGTACTGCAGGTGCTATTGGTGGGGCAGAACTGGCAGGAAAGGCGTTTGATGTTGCTGCTGGCGCTAATGCAAAAGAAAGAAAAGCAATGGCAACAGCAAATCGTCAACGTCAAGCAGGAACCGCTATCAAAGGTATTGGTGGTCCTACCAGTTTTGACACCAAAAAGAATACAATGACCACTGGTTCTGGATCACAAAGAAGAACTGTTCAACTTGCTAAAACTGGTGTAGTTCAAAGAGGTGGACAATCAGTTGCTGGACATCTTGCATATAAAGGTGGACAAGCAGTTTATAAGGCAGCTCCAAGTGCTCAATATACTTCTTCTAATCCGTTAGAAAGAATTGGAAGAGCTTTATTTGCTAAGGCTTATAAGAAGCATGATGCTGCTAAAGCACAACAAGCACTTCAAAAAGCAAGACAAAATGATGCTGCTCGCAATAAAAAACTTGGAGTAAAATTTGGTCCTGGCAAGTGATTTTTTATAAATACCTGTATATAAAGGTATTTAATTTATAACCATGTCTAGAATTTCGCAAGACTTTATTAACGATCTTGGTTTTTTATATGAGCACATTCATGTAAAAGACCAAGATTTTTTAAATGAAGAATCTGAGTATTATGATGAAGAAGCATCTGAGTTAGTGGAAGATATTATTTCTACCGTTTCTTTATCGATGATTTATGAGGGATTCAGTGCAAATGCAGTAATTGGATTTCTTGCAGATTCGTCGGAAGAAGAAATTATTGAAAAGTATCTGAGTTTTGATGAAAATATTCTTACTGAAAGTAATGTTTCTGAAGAATATATTGAAGAGCAATTAGAAATTTTAAATGAATTTGTTGGTGCTCTTTTTAGAGTTGGCAAGGCATTGGTTAAAGGTGCAAAATATGCCAAAGGTGCTAAAGGTGCAGCACCATTTACACGAATGGCATCTGGATTTAAAAGTGCAGGAACAGCAGCTGAAAGAATTGCAAAGCAAGGTCCAAAAGCAAGTTCTATTGTAAGATCTACTCTTTCAAAAGGTGTTCAAAAAGTAAAAGACATTGCTAAAGGTGCAAAAGCAGCACTGACAGGACCAACTGCAAAGAAAGTAGCACTAGGCGCTGCTGGATTGGGTGCTGCTGGTCTTGCTGGAGGTATTGGTGGATATATGGGAGCAAAACTTGCAGGAGCAGGTTCTGGATCAAAACCAACAGATTCACCACGACCAACTACAACAACACCAGCACCAGCACCAGCAGCAGCGGCGCCGAAACCAGTTGCAACAACTCCTGCCCCTGCAACACCAGCAAAACCAGCAACAACACCAGCAAAACCAGCAACAACACCAGCAAAACCAGCAACAACACCAGCAAAACCAGATTATGAAACTTGGGCGAAAAAGTATCCAGATCTTGCATCAAGAGTAAAACCTGGTCAATCTGGTTATGAGGAAATTTCTGCCAGGAGAGACAAACCAGGTTCTTATGAAAAGCAAGATCAAACTCCAACTCAAGGTTCACCAACTGCGCAGATTGATCCTAGAGCAATAGAAGATTCTTTAAAGGCAGAACAAGAAAGACAAAAGAAAAGAATGGAGCAACAGAATAAAACTCCTGTAACTGCAAAAGAATCGTATGAACCTTATGATATTGTTTTAAACTATCTACTGTCTGAGGGTCACGCAGATACCTTAGACGAAGCAAATTACATCATGTTGGAAATGGATGAAAATGCAATTTGCACAATTGTTGAAGAGTATAACAACTATTTACTTGCTGAAGAAATTGAAGAATGGGTAAATGATTTTGTAAACAAAGGTTATGACTTTTCTGAATACACCTGGGATGATGTTGTTGAATATTATGTGAATGAGAAAAGACAGTTAATTTAAAAACATTATAGCATCTTCAAGGGGGCTTGACAAGTCCCCTTTTTTTGTCTAGACTACCTTTGTCCCGGTTGAAGATGAGGCTTTAGCTAATCTTAGAAGACTTAAGAACCACACCATAAATTCTTTCAGATTCACTCATATAAAAGGTACCACCAATATTTGTATTGTAATATTCTTCACTCATTAATACATTACGATTAAATTGTTCATAAGTTTCATAATAACTCATAGATTTTTTATGAGGACATAGGTAGAGAATTTCACGAAGAAAATGTTCTTTACCTAATCTTTTTACATCTTCATTAAGTTCATCACATGAACCGAAGTAATCTTTCCAATTAGATTCTTCTGTCTTTCTTCTTCCTGTTTTTTTATTCTTTTGCCTTGTCCAGAAATGTTTTTTGCCAATATACTTTTTATTATTCGTAAGATTCGTAATTATGTAAACAAACCCTTCCATTCCTTTGGGAACATCGGTAAAGACTTCTCTATTATATTGCCAATCCATAATAATTCTTTATTTGACTATTTAGATTTGCGTTTGGAACTGAGAGATGGTAGACTTGAAACGGATGATGATTTTCTAAATACTATGACTACACTTGAAAAAACTCTTCGGGAGTCGCATGATTGGGCGATTGATCGTATTCATTATTTGAGTGAAAATGACATTGATAATGCATATGCAATTCAATCCGAATTTAGTGAATGGTTGAATCCTGATATTCCAGATCATGATATTTACTCACTAGAATACTTAGGAGAATAAAATGCAAATAGACCTCCATAATTTTTTCAAGTACTACGACGAAAAAAACCCAAAGCATGTTGCTGCAGTAGATGACTTGGAAAGGTTACTTCTAGAAAAAGCACCAGAACTTCTAGAAGATGATTCGAATTGGGTGAGGATTTATCGCTCAAAAAACACTCCACCAGAACCAAAAGGAATCTTATTAGATGTTCCTTGGTATCCACAAACTGATAACTACGCACTGCCAGACTCTACTTGCAACTCTTCTGCATGTGCTATGTATCTTGAATTTCTTAAACCTGGGTCACTGCCATCAGGACCGAAAGGTGATGATGCTTATTTGAAGAAAGTATTGGCACAAGGTAATTCGACTGACCATACAGTTCAAACCAGAGTTCTGGAGTCTTATGGTGTCAAATCCACATTCAGGTATGATTTAGGGTTTGATGATTTGGATAGGGAATTAGAGTCTGGTCGTCCTGTGGTTCTTGGTATTTTACATCGAGGCCCAACTCATAGACCCGCCAGAAACTCTGGGCATATGATTTGCTGTATAGGGAAAACTGATAAAGGAGATTATATTTTTCATGACCCCTACGGAAGTTTACATAATGGATACAGTGGACCAGTATCTCAAGGAAGACAAGTGGTTTATAGTAGAATGGAACTAGAAAAAAGATGGACTGCTGATGGAACTAAATCTGGTTGGGGTCGAATTTTTCTTCCATAAATAAAGTGTCTGTTTGGTTAATGTGTAATTATGATAGATATGGAAATACTTGTTCTAGATTGTATCAAATTTTGAGGGAAGAAATATCGCAAAGATATTCGGGCGATAATAATCCGGCAAAACTACCAGAAAATAGAATAAAAATAAGTAAAGGAGTTGCTGGACTTGGTGAAAGGCATCCTATGAAAAATTTAGAAAATAGGAAAAAACAAAGTGAAATGATGAAAAGAAATAATCCATCAAAAAGACAAGATGTTATTATGAAAAAAAGATTAAA